GATTCAATGCTTTGATTCATCTTCTTAATATACTGTAACGATGCACTAATTTCATTCTCTTTGACTGAAATTTGTTTCTCGAATCTTTCAACGCTGCCAACCAATGCATTAATGTCACTCAATCTTGCCTCTGTTAATTCTATCTGTTCTTTCAGGGATTCCAACGAGGTGGTGACATTTTCTTTTTCTTTATTTTTTTCCGATACCATACACTCTTTATGGTGTTCTTGAATACTTTGTTTACATGAAGGACATGTATCATTATCTTCGTAGAACTTTACATTTTTAACGATAGTCTTTACTTTAGTTTTTAACTGAGATTCTTCCGATTCCAACTGTATAAGTTTCGTTGGAATTAAATCCTTATCCGTTACCTTTTTACGCAAATTAACTACACACTCACTTTGTGTTTTGATTTGTTCTCTTAATTCTTGTATCTGCTTTTCGGATTCTTTTATTTCATTTTTATATTGATCTACAGAATCGCTAGACTTTTTCTTTAAGGTGTTAATTAACTTTTGTTTTTCGTCCACCTTGCTTTTAGTAACTTCAATCTTGGTATCAATATCTTTTAAATATTCTTTTGTCATCTGTAGTCTTGCACGAACTAACGTATTCATAACAGAGAACACATCAATGTCTAGAAGATTTTCTACAACAGATCTTCTGTCTGTTGCACTCAATTGCATGAATGGTACATAATTAGATGATCCAAGAATCACCACCTGACAGAAAGACTTGTAGGACATCTTTAATATTTGTTCTTCGAGAATCTTTTGGTAATCTTTCGCCTTTGCGTCTTGATCTAATAATTCATCATTTTTGTAGATTTCAAATTTTTTAGGTTTGATGCCTCTTATAATTTTGTATTCATCTCTGCCAATGGTGAAACATATCTCAACAACGCAGTCTTTGTCGTTTATTGAATTTGGTAATTGAGAAAGATTAATACCACGAAATGACTTACCAAACAAAGCAAATGTTAAAGCATCCAACATAGTAGACTTACCCGCACCATTTTCCCCCGAGATTAGGTTGTTATGGTGTCGAGTAAAATCAATTGTTGTTTTGTAATTTCCGGTGGAAAGAAAGTTTTTCCAACTCAATGACTCAAATAATATCAAACTAAGGCCTCCTCGTACCAACTGGGAGTATCTGAATAGTTCCACACAGCAAACCCGGTCTTTTCTCCAAGATAGTATGCACGATACGCTTCTACTGCATCTAGATTTTTGTATTCATCAGGCATTGCTTGTGCAAATGGTGTAATAGAATCTGCAATTGAAATGTTTGTGGGTTTACGGAATCGAATAAGAGATATCATATCATCTGTCTTATGCACTTTACCATACCGGCGAGTATATTCTCTGCATAGTTCATATGCATGTTCTGCTAACCAGTAGTAATTTTTATCATTTTCCATTACCCATTTTGTGCAGGGATGTCCGACGAAGGATGCTTTATATAACATATCCTCCATCAATGTATATGGAGATTTCCATCTTTTAATTCGTCTGCCGTTCTTTGAGTAATCTGTCCATTCTGTTCCGTCAAGAACACGATGGGCGGTAGACAGCATCTGTGCCGATTCTACGATCATTTTTACAACATGCTTATCGCACATCATTTGAGCAGCAGTTGTTGGTTTTTTGTCGAGAACGAAAATATTCATATCGATAAACTTTCCATATACAGGTCTTTGATTAGTTGCTTCATTCTTGATTTGTCTTGAACTTCTTCAATAGAATCAATTTCATTATTAATAAGTGTAACAGTATCTTGTGCTAAGTCAACTATTTCTTCCTTAGTCCATTCAGAATCTATGATATCTTCTACTATTGTGATCTTAGAAACGCCTAAATCATACAATTTGTCCATGAATCTATCAAAACTGTATGGGTGCTTCTTTGTCTCTACGAATAATTTTACATATGATCCTTTAAGATTATACTTTGAACTAAAATTTTCTACTGGGCCATTTTCGTCGTTGTACCGAATAGAGTAAAACATCTTGTTTGGATTTTCTATAAACTCAAGTTCTCTTGTGTTTGTATCTAGGACATGGAATCCTTTACTTTCGTTTAGATCGGCGAATGTAATTTGATATTGGGTGCCTAAATAATAAATGTTTCCATCATCTTGCTTGCAGTGGAAGTGACCCGAAAATACCTTCTCGTATCTATTGAAGATATTAGGATTCATTCCTCCATCAAACTTAACTCCTCTCATTACATCATAGCCGCGAAGTTCAAGATGACCAATTAGAATAGGAGCAGATGCTGTCTTTATAAACTTAACAGATTCTTCTTGGTTTTCTTTATTTACCCAAGGAAGTAAAGCAATATCAAGACCATCAAAGTTAACAACAGCAGGCGATTCGTATAATTTAAAATCATCGTTGAATAACTCTCGTATTGAATTAATCATATTTGTATTTCGATAATACACATCATGATTTCCTAGAATACAATGCATTTCGATATCATTATCCTTTAACTTTTGAATGAATCTAGTACGAACTTGATTCAATATACTAAAGTTAACATACTTCCGTCGATCCATAAGATCTCCAGCATGAATGATTGTGTTGATATTATTTTCTTTTAGATATGGAAAAAATTCATTATCAAAGAAAGACATAAAGTAATCAAAGAATAACTGGGAATCACCTCGTGCGCCGAAGTGTGTGTCATTTATCAGTGCTATTTTCATTATCAGGTTTCTTTTTCTTCTTCTTTTTAGGAGTAAACTTCTCGATATCATTTTCGCTTAAGTTGAACATCTTTCTCATAGTACTGTCATCTGGTTCAAAATAATTTTCGGGATAGTACTTCCTTAAATGACCCTCTTGATCCTTCATCATTATGCTTTTATACTTAATGTAGTTTTGCTTTTTTTCTCGTTCTATTCTTCTCAAAAATGCATAATAAATTATTTGAGTGAAATACGAGAATGGATTTTTAGATTTTTCTGGATCAAAATTATGACAATATAGCAAGCAATTTTCTATACCATCACCAATCATCTCTTCTCGAAAAGGATAATTGATAAAGTTTGGTTTGTATGCTAAATGTTCGGCGATGTCCATAAAACATTTTCCGATATATTCACTAACAGGCGGACGTTCTTCACCTAGTTCGGATGCCTCGTTTACCAACTTTTTCCAATCAACCATTGCACTGAAAAATTCTTTGTTGTCTATGTAATTGTTTGTTGTTTTCTTTCCCATATTTTTAAATCCTTAAGTTTTCTTCTTGACAGTTTATATTATACCCTTACAATGACTTCTGTCAAGAAGAAGAAAGGAAATAGTAATTATTACTTTTCATCATTAGTATCTTCATCAAGGCCTTCAATATTATCTTCATCTGGTTCCTCAATATAGTCAGATGGATTCCAACTCCAATCAGTCCAAGTAGAACCATCGCCTTCAGGAGTGTGTTCATTGGTAAGGCCTTCACCATTATCAATAATCATATCGTCGTCGTCGATTTCATTTTCCTCATCTATTGCCTTTTTCATATTCAATAGATCTTGAGGATTAAGAACACCTCTTTTTAGCAGATCATCTAAAAATGAAGCAGGAAATGCCATGTTCATCATGACGTAATCTTTTTCTTGCATAGCATCATCATTTTCATCTTCGATGTCGTCGATATGATCTTGCATGGTATCCAGCATATCTTTAATTTTTTCGTCTATGTCCATTTGAGCAGGCGTATTAGCAACTTTGTTAATCATATCTTCTAAAGTTGGCGATGTATCCGGATCATCAGTACCAGTCATTTGCTCAAAAAGAGATTCCAATGGACCTATTTTCTTAGGCCCTGAATCAGTATCTTCTCTTTCCATTTCCATTTCGTATAGATGTTCTGCATCAGGATCTGGATCCATGAACATGGCAATATGGTCTTTTGGTATTTTTATTCTCAACTGAGTGGTATGCTTTACCCAGTTTCTGAGAGTTGTAATTTCTCTGGTTCTTCCAAGAGGATCCATTATAGGCATAGTTCTGAACATAAAAGGTCGTTCTAATATAAAGACCTTTTGATCTTGACCTACAATTTTAGCAATGATATCTTCACCGCTTCTTAGTTTTAAGATTCTGTAGTTTGATGACATATGAAATTCCTTTTTAAATCTCAACCCTAAATGCTTTAGATTCAAATCTCTCCTTATTATATATCTTGACTCTCTCCTGTAAATGACGATATGTATGATTCTCGTACTTCATGTATCGAAGATCGTCACTTATATCGTATAGTTTTACTGTATCCTTCGATTTAGATTTTCGCAGTCCTCTTCCAATTGACTGCAAAACTCTAATAACAGATCTGGATGGTGATGAGAATATGATATTATGAATATTTTTTACATTA